CTACCGATTACAAGGTGACCATTAACGGCACAAACCTTTCGACTTCTCTAAACCAAGTTGAATTGGCTTTAGAATCCGATGACTTAGAAACGAGCAGTTTTGGAACCACGTTTCGCGAACGGATAGGGGGCCTTAAAACAGGTTCGCTAACACTTCAGTTCATGCAGGACTTCGCAGCTTCAGCCGTAGATGCAACGATCTTCCCGTTGTTCAACACGCTTGCAACTGTTGTTATTACACCAACAAGTTCAGCCGTATCAACTGCTAACCCGAGCTACACCGCAACGTGTCTGGTAAATAGCTATTCTCCCCACGCGAGTTCAGTAGGCGATATCGCTACCTTCAGCGTAACTTGGCCAACATCTGGCACAGTAGTACGGGCAACTTCCTAACATGAAAGTAAACCTGCGCGTAACTTTTAACGATCAAACAGTAGAAGAAGTTTCTGCTACCGCTCGTGACCTTGTTGCTTTCGAGGACAAGTTCACAAAGTCAGTTGCTTCACTTGAATCAGACTTTCGCATAACTGACTTACTTTGGTTGGCGTGGCATTGGCTACACCGCTTCGGAAAGACTAAGAAAAGTTTTGAAGAATGGTGTGACGATGTTGAAACAATTGAAGCGAGTGAACAAGACCCAAAATAACCGGGTTGGGTGACTCATCCCAACATTGGTATTTGGCTTATCTTGCAGTTGAAACTGGTATTGCTCCATCAGTTTTGATGCAGGAATCAGAACGTATGCTTTACACATTGGGAATGTATCTGCGCTGGCGAAATAGTCAGGGGACATAATGGCAATCAGCAAGTTTCTATCTGGTCGTGCTGGCGGTGCTTCAATTGAAGTTGTCGGTCTTACTGAATTTTTGAAACGTGCTTCCGCAGCTGATGCCACCTTTAACAAAGAGATACGCAAAGCATCAGTAGAACTTATTGGTCAAGTAGTTACAGAAGTTCAAACTCATGCAACCTATGCGCCTAATCCACGACAAGCAATAGAGTCTGCGAGAGGATTCAGGGCAAGACCTGACCGCATTCCTGTAATCAGATTGAATGGTTCTTCAGGTTTCGTTTCTAAGTCCAGACCAAACGCCAGGCGTAAAACTAAAGTCACTAGGGGTGACGTATTCTATGGCGCGGAGTTTGGTTCTAATCGTCTTAGGCAGTTTCCTAATCGAACACCAAAGATGGGTGGCGGTAATCAAGGCAACTTCTTCTGGCCTACTATTGAAGCAATGGCTCCCACGATCAACGAGAAATACCTTGCAGCACTAGACAGAATCACCCAAAAACTAGAACGGCTTTAGGCTTTACATTCCTGTATAACAACTGCTAGAGTCTGACCTATGTACGCAGTCAAATGGTGGTCAGTCAAAGACAACAAGCCAAAGCCTTATGCCGATTCTTGGTGTCAGTTTGTAGAGTTGCTTTCGCATCACGCGCAACGTGAAGATAAATACAAGGGTTATCTATACAGTCCAGTTACCTATGTTGAGAATGGTTATCGTGGCAACAAGAACGTGATTGCAGTCAATGCGTTCGTAGCTGATCTAGATGGCGAAGCCTTGAACAACACGTTAGACAAACTGGCAGGTTATGAATACATTGCCTATACAACTTACAGTCATTCAGAAGATGACCAGCATTGGCACATTGTTATCCCGTTTGATGAAGCCGTTCCAAGTCACCAATGGTATTCAGTCTGGAAACAGATGCACGACTTCTTAGACATTGTTGGCGATCCGCAGACCAGCGATCCTGCGCGTATCTTCTTTGCACCACAACACGCACCGGGCGCGGTGTTTCATTCATTGCGTGGTCATGGCGAAATCATGCAAGCACCAGAGTTTAGGTACACAGACAGGCCGCCAGTCAATGTAACTAAGCGCGAACCACACAGACCAACAGATCATTGGGAATGCAGATGCACACTTTCAAAGGTCTGCACCAAATGTGAAATAGAATTCAAAGACGTAGATTTGTCTAGGTACAATGGGATGAGTCAGAAAGAAATCCGTCAAGACATTAGGCGTGAGTTCTTAGAGTTGATGGCAGGTATGTCTGCCGCTTAGGAGTTTCAAGTGGCGCAGTCAGGCAGAGATTTTGAAGTTAAGTTCAAGGGTGATGCAACCCAACTAACGACAACACTTAAAGGCGTTCAAAAAAGTTCCGCAGGCATGGGACAAAACTTATCTAAGACGGCAAAAGTTGTTGGTCTTGCGTTTGCAGGAATGGGAATCGCCGCAGGCAAGTTTGCATTCGATGCAGTTAAAGCTGCCGCTGAAGATCAGACGGCACAACTCAAACTTGCCAAGACTTTGCAGAATGTCACAGGTGCAACAGATGCACAGACGGCTGCGGTTGAAAAGTTTATTACTGCACAACAGTTTGCAACTGGTGTTTCTGACACGCAACTTCGCCCGGCATTGGAAAATCTTGTTCGTGCAACTGGTGACGTTACAAAAGCGCAAGACTTATTGAAACTTGGACTTGATGTTAGTGCAGGTTCTGGGCGAGATTTGGAAAGTATCTCGTTAGCCTTAGCCAAAGCACAGGGCGGACAGTTCACAGCATTACAGCGTTTGGGCATTGTCATTCCTGAAAACATTAAGAAGTCTCAAGACTTTGCAAAGGTGCAGGAATACTTGAACACTTTGTTTGGTGGTCAAGCTGCGGTTGCTGCGGATACGTTTGCAGGCAAGATGGCAATTCTGCGTGAACGACTAGGTGAAGCACAAGAAACTATTGGTGGATTATTGCTGCCAATACTTACGAAGTTAGTAGATTACTTCCTTAAAAACGTCATGCCTGCTATCGAAGCAGTTGTCAGAACGATTCAGTTTGAAGGTGCAGGTGCTGGTCTGCAATTAGTTATTACAAACATTGCAACGGTTGTTACTAATCTCGAAGGTACTGCGGCAAAAGTTAAAGACCTAGTTCTTTTGTTTCTTGGTATCAAAACTGTTTATCCTTTAATTGCTGGTTTGGCTACACAATGGGGACTGGTTTCTACTGCAATTGGTGTAACTGCAACGACTACAGAAATTGCAACTGGTGTAATGAAGAGGGCTTTAATTGCTACGGGTATCGGTGCGTTGATTGTTGCTGCTGGATTCTTAGTTGCAAAGATTTATGACATTGCCATTGCAGGTCAATCAGCAGAAGCAGACATAACAATATCATCTGGCAAAATAGGTTCTCGCTTTGGAACTATGGCGGAACAAGCTCATGCCGTTGTCGTGAAGATGGATGAAATTAGTGTTGCTGCAAGACACGCAATGGATGCCGTTGAGAATGCTCGTCTAGGTACTAACACCAAAACAGAAACATCTGGTTATGTTCCATCTGCATATGTTCCACCGCCAGTAGGTGGTGGTGGTCTTACTAAAGCTCAAAAGGCCGCTGCTAAAGCTGCCGCCGCTGCTGCTAAAGCTGCCGCCGCTGCTGCTAAGGCTGCCGAAAAGGCTGCCGCTGCCGCCGCTAAAGAGATGGCCAGAATTGTTGCTGCTGCTTCCAAACTAGCAACTGCTGCCTTAGCAAAGATGAACGACAAACTAACTCAAGCTCGTGAGAAACTTCAAGCTGCTAAAGATGCTTACGCTGATTACAAAGACAGCGTTAAAGAAGCAATCATAAGTCAGTTCTCTTTCACATCTGCATTAACTGAATATACAGATAGCCAAAAGAATGCAAAAGATGCGGCTAAAAAACTTGCTGATGCTGAACTTAAATACAATAAGGTGCGATTAACAAAAGATATAGATGCAACTAGAGAAGCATTACAAGAATTAACTGCTGCACAAAAAGAAAATGCAGATGCTACTAAAAACCGCAAAACCTTTATGCAATCTCTAAAAGAACAAGCAGCAACGGCTATTGGTTTTGCCGAGAAAGTTAAGACTCTAATCAAAATGGGTCTATCTCAATCAGGTATAGATCAAGTAATTGCAGCTGGTGCTGAAGCAGGAACTGCAATTGCTGATGAACTTATTGCTGGTGGCGCAGGGGCAATTAAAACAACAAACAGTTTATTAACAAGCGTTGAAGATGCTGCTAAAAGTCTGGCAAAGTCTGGCGCGGATCAGTTCTACAAGTCAGGCGTTACGCAAGGTCAAGCAATGGTGGATGGAATTATTTCCAGTATTACCAAAGCAGGTTTCATAATTCAAGGTGGCATGGCTGCATTGCCTAAGCCATTGCAAACTGCCTTAAAGAAAGGCTCATTAACTTCTGCTCAGGGTTCCGAGCTAATGGGAATCATTGGCAATTCACAATCAGTAACCGCGCCTTCGAGTAAGTCTGGATCAGGGGCAACAATTAACCTAACGGTAAATGCTGGCATGGGTGCGAACGGAACAACAATTGGCAAAGATATTGTGGATGCTATTAAGAAGTATGAACGGACAAGCGGCCCGGTCTTTGTGAGCGCGTAATGGCAGTACCAGAAACTAAGGTTTACATTGCGTTTGACTTGACTGCATCAGGTCAGAACTTCTTTACCCTTGACGACACGACTCAAGGCTTACTCAATTCCGTTTATGTTTTGGGTGGTGACATTCTTACAGACGTTACAAACTTCGTTGCTTCAGTTTCAGTTAATCGTGGCAAGTCACGCGAACTAGATAGGTACACCGCAGGAAACGTAGTTGTTAGTCTTCATAACGATTCTCGTATCTTTGATCCGTTCAACATCGCCAGCATTTACTACGGCAACATTGTGCCGCGAAAGCAGTTGGTTATTGAAACAAACGGTAATCGAATCTTTAGTGGCTTCATAGATGATTGGGATTTCAGCTACGACATTTCAGGCAAGTCATACGCAACCGTTTCTGCGTTAGATGGCTTCATGCTTCTAGCCGCTGCGGAACTCGATACTTTTACTGCGACAAGCCAGTTATCTTCAGCGCGTGTAGATGCAATTCTTACAAGACCAGAAGTGGCATGGCCTATCGCTAACCGTTCTATTGCAACTGGTCTAACAACTTTACAAGCTGACGTTGTGCCACAGAATGAAAATGCTTTAGGTTATTTGCAACTTGTGGAAACAACTGAAAACGGAATGTTGTTCATGAACAGGTCTGGTCTAGTTACATTCAAGAATCGCGTTACGACTCCAACTCCATCCGCTATTACTTTCACAGATGATGCGACTGCCGGCGGAATCAAATACACGAACATTGGTGTCATCTACGGATCAGAAAACTTTTACAACCGCGTGACAATTCTTAGACTTAACGGTACGGATCAACAAGCAGATTCAGCAACTTCGCAAACTGCTTATGGAATCTCTACGTTCAACATTAGCGGCGTTCTTTTAACTTCAGATGAAGAAGCCTTGAATCTTGCTAGTTACTTACTTGGCTTGTATGACGAACCTGAACTTCGTATTAACACGATAACGGTGAACTTGCACGATAAGACGCCAGAAGAAGTTGCTAATTTAGTAACGGCAGAAATCGGTGATACCGCAGTCGTTAGATTTACGCCTAATCAAATCGGGGCAGTCATAGCTCAAGACGTAATCATCATTGGTATTTCACAAGACGTAGGAATTGACCAACATCAAATAACCTTCACATTGGGTCGAGTTGATTTCTTCCCATTCATTCTTGATAATGCAATCTTCGGATTATTAGACACTAACATTCTCGCTTACTAAGATAGAATCTAACTAACACAAGGAGTAATAATGGCAGGCTTAGGTCGCAAAACTTTTACAGCTGGTGACGTTCTAACGGCTGCGGAAGTGCAAGGCTATCTGCAAGATCAGGCAGTTATGGTCTTTGCAGGAACTGCTGCACGTTCATCAGCTATTGCAACACCAACTGAAGGCATGGTTGCAATCACAACTGACACAGACGAACTTCAGTATTACAACGGTTCTGCTTGGGTCGCTGGTGTTCCCTTTGGTGCTTGGACAACTTACGCACCAACCATGTCAAGCGGTGGTTCGCCATCATGGTCAAATGGCAATGGTGTATATAATTATGCAAAATATACACAGATTGGTAAAACAGTTCATTTTGTTGTTCAGTTTACTTTTGGAACGTCAACCACTAAAGCTACTGGAAACATTATGAGTTTAACTTTGCCCATCACAGCAAGTACATCAAGTGCTGGTCATTTTGTTGGGCGTTGTGTTGCTGGCGGCGTATCAGCAATCTTGAACGGAATTATTACAAGTTCAGCTAATATGGGTGTTTACGCAATAAATGCATCAGCAACATACGCAACGGTATCTGGTATCACCTCTACAATTCCCGGAACATGGGTAACAGGTGACTCCTTTACACTCACCGGAACATACGAGGCAGCATAATGATTTGGATTTTTACTTGTTCTACTAAGAGTTGCGAAAACCACAGCAACCCTGTTTATTTGCTGGAAGTAAACAATCCAGTTCTGTGTTCACTTTGCAAAGTTAAATCAGATGCAGTTCTAACAGAAGAACAACTACCAACAGAGTAAACTAAAACAAATGCCTGCGCATAACATTCTTGGAGTCACATTGAAGCGCAAACAAGTTAAAGAAATCCTGTTCCGCATGGTTGCAGTTGTAGTTGCATCAGTCATGGGAACTATTGGCGCAGGCGCAATCATGGGCATTGAACTCTGGAAGTCTGCAAGCATGGCAGCAATTCTCGGAGTTGCCATCGTGCTTGAAGGCTTAGCTCGTGCTTACATGACAGACGGCATTTTGAACGATGAAGAAATCAACGACTCATTCAATAAGGCGAACGGTAAAAAATAACATGGCATCACCAATCAAAGGCGTGGTAGTTTCGACAGCGTTCGGAGTCAAGGGTTCTCGATGGTCTACTAAACGTCACGAAGGCGTAGACTTCGCTTGCCCGGTTGGAACTAACGTGCTTGCGCCTTGCGATGGCGAAGTTGTTAAAGTCGGTCAAGTTTGGGGTAAGGCTTTTGGTCAGAACTCAGTTCTGCTTAAAGTGCCTGAAGGTTACCTATTGTTTGCGCATTGCTCAAAGTACCTAGTCAAGGTCGGGGACAAGGTTAAGAAGGGGCAACACATAGCTGAAGTGGGTCGAGATGGAAATGTCACAGGCCCACATCTGCACATGGAACTTCAAGCCAAATCCACTTGGACAAAAGGTGGCGGTATAAACCCTGCCGCGATCCTTGCAAAGTAAGTCATGGGAATCATTGAACTAGGTCAGTACGCTGGCGCACTAACTGCCATTGCGTTACTTGTTGGCATGACTATCAAGTGGGCAATTGTGAAACCGATTAAGGCGTACATAGATCAGGCTACTTATCCAATCCACCCAAATACAAATGGTGGTCGAAGCCTTAGCGATGTAGCGCAGACAGTAAACAGAATTGAAACAAGTGTTAAAGACTTGGATTACAGGCTTAATTCCATAGAGGAATTGGTTACAAAACCAGCGACACGCAACAAGAAAACAACATCCTGACAGACTTGCGCCTTAGACTTATCTAGACGAAAGGTGGTCATCGTGACCTTACTTGACGATCTAGACGAAGTGAAAAAGAAAACATCTATCTGCACCATTGCGCGTATAACAAAGCAACTTAGCGCAAAAGAATCTCAAGCATTGCTAGAACTTATTGACGATCCAGAAACCAGTCCAACAAGTCTTTCGCGTGTGTTGGCTAAGAACGGTTTGAACGTGAGCCGACAAGTCATAAACCGACACCGCAATCGCGGTAAAAAAGAATTGGGATGTACCTGCTCATGAGCCTTACAGACGATCTTTCAAAGCTTGGCGATGACGAACAACGAAAACGAACTGCCAAATCTATTCCAGCAGGGTTTGAACCGGGCATTGAGTACGACTCAAGTGGTGGCGTTCTGCGATCAGTTCCACGACCAGCTGGCAATGAACCTGACCACGCTGAATTACTGGCAGAGTTTGAACTTGATCCTGCTAAGTGGCGCATCACAGGGTTACGGCGTTCCAAGTGGCAGCGTTGGGATGGCGAATGGCTGGAGTCGTTTCGCGCTACCTTCGTACCCACATCAGGCGCACATCACGTTCCCATAGATGATCTACTCCAAATCGTAGGGAAGTGGAAACCACAGAGTACCGTTTCTAAGCCCGTAAAGGGGTCTGTAAGCAACGTAGCCTACGTTGTGGTGCTATCAGACACACAGGTTGGAAAGATTGACGGTGACGGTTCTGAAGGGATTATCAAGAACGTATTACATAAGACCGATTTAGCAGTTGCCAGACTCAAAGAACTGCGCAAGGCAGGCCGCGACATTGGAACGATCTATCTACCGCAACTTGGTGACTGTATTGAAGGCATGAACTCGCAAGGTGGCAAGCACATCTGGCGAACAGACCTAGACCTTACTTCCCAGATTCGTGTCTATCGCAGGTTGCTATTGCACATGGTCAAGACGTTCGCGCCATTAGCTGACCGCGTGATCGTGCCTTGTGTTCCGGGTAACCACGACGAAGCGGTTCGCGTTGGAAACTCAATGGCAACTACCTACACAGATTCGTTCGCGTTAGATGCAGCTTCAGCCGTTGCGGATGCGCTTGCAGATCATCCCGATTTCAAGCACGTTAGTTTTGTGTTTCCTAAGTACGACACATTGACGGTAACTCTGGACATGGCTGGAACAATTGTGGGTCTAGCGCATGGTCACCAATGCCGGGGCAAGGTTGTTGATTGGTGGAAGAACATGGCGCATGGACAGCAAGACATTGGTGAAGCAACTTTGTTATTGACTGGTCATTACCATCACTTGCGCGTTGAGCAGTCAGGGCGCAAGACTCATATCCAGATGTGTGCTTTAGATGGCGGCAGTCAATGGTTCTCGAATACAAGTGGAGCAGAAGCACCGGCAGGAATGGTCACACTAACAGTTGGTGAAGGGAAATGGGATGACCTCAAAATCTTGTAAGCACGTTTGGATTGAATTACGTTTTGCAGAATACGAAATTCTGGAATGCCGTAAGTGTTATGAGGTGCGTTCATGACAAGTGAAGAACTAGCTGACCAAGTTACGGCCTGCGTTGAATCATTACGTTCACGCATTGTTGGAACAGGTGACCAGCAATATAGTCGGGGTAACGAACAGAGCATTGAAACAAAGTCTGGTGGTCAGGTGTTGCAGGAAACGCTTGAAGAACTAGACGATGCCATTGTGTATTTGGCGCACCTTCGTGCTAGGTTAAATAGGCTTGCGCAGCTTTAGGCAATCCCTAAAACCGTAAACGCCACCTGCTTATGCTTTGTCAGGTGGCGTTTACTTTGCCCGCTTGCATTTGTCATACATTTAATCTAATGTAATACGAGAGTAGGAAGGGTTAGCAATGGCTGACGAAAAAGAAAACAAAGAGAACATGATCGCGCTACGGCTTAACAATGAGCAGATGCTTGCAGTTAAACAGTGGGCGCATCAACACAACGCCAACGTAAGTCAAGTAATCAGATCGGCAATAGAACTAATGACAGGAGCAAAGCAATGAGAACACCAAGCGAACAATTAGTACAAACAACATGGATGGCAGATCACAAACTATTTGCAAACCACGATGCCGTTACACCCGTTGATTGGGCGAAGGTTTGGGAAGTTGTAGACAACATAGACGAAGCAGAGTTCGATGCAGACCAGTTGGTTCTGGTTGCGGTTCTGGAGTTCTTGTGCGGTTCTGAAATGGTTGAAGTCAGCCTTGACGAGATCGCAAACCTGCCGGACATGGAACGTCAAGCAGTTGTAGATGCGTTGCGCCTGAAGTGGTCAAAGGTTGAACTGCAAGAGAACCTGTAATGCACAACGAGGAAATACACGTTGAGCCTTTACCGTTTCAACAAATTCCAAATTGGGTATTTGAGTCAGACGTTTCAGCTACGGCGATCAAACTTTATTTAGTGCTACGCAAGAACGGCGATAATAAGCGCGGCACAAGTTACTGGTCGCGTAAGAAACTTGCAGATCAGATG